TCCAGTCTCAATGATTGCTCCGGAGGATGTATTCTGGATGATAGTGAATGATGGCAGCTGGACTGGTCTCCCTGAATTCTTGTCCTCAGCCCAGACTCCAGAAAGCTCATACATTGCATGATGAGAGACCTGATATCTATAGTCTCCTATCTTGACAGCCTTGACCATCTGATGAGATCTGTCTGATGTAGTGTCAGCCTCCACCTCACTCCCAAGATGGAAAGAGTGATCACCATAGACTGTGGGCTTTTCTTTTCCTCTGGAGGCTGGTGGGAGTCCTTTGTTTGTATCTGATGCATCTGTCTCAGTGAGTGGGTGGGAGATCTTGGCCAGGAATAACTCAGTCCCGTCAAAGACTGTGAAAGTGGTCATTGATCTGGAGTGAGTGGGCTCCCTCATGATCCCATTGGTCTGGATCTCCAGGCAATTGGCAAAGGTGGTGATCCCTGGCAGATAGAGCCTGACATCAATCCTCCTATTTTCAAAGCCTATATCTGAGCCGGTTCCTAATTCCTCCAGGAGATCTGAGAATCTTTTGCCTGGCTGATATTCTAGATTGTCAATTGTGAGAGTGAAAGAGTCAGTCAGTGGAATGTGAGTGATGAGGTCCACTCCATTTGATTTGGATGGGATGGCCTCCAGGAGTCCAGCAAATCTCTCACCATCCAGGACCAGATCCTTTGTGGCCAGAGAGACATAGTCTCCAGATCCCTCAGATCCATAGTAGAGTCTGGCTACTGCTCCAAGCTCTCCAGGGAGAGATGATAGGGATGCCCATTGTGCTGATGGTGTGATCAAAAGAGTCTCACAAATCTTTGAGAGAATTTCTTTGGATTCCGATTTGTCAATATTTCGGTCATCCCTTTTTTGGCTGCATCCTCTATAGTGGGGATCACTTTCTTTTTGATCCACTTCTCCTCAGTGATTCCCTCAAAATTGAATTGCTGCTGGAGGATGATATCTCCCTGGATACCTGATGCCTCAATTCCCAGATTGCCTCCTGCCATTCTAGCCAGTGGCAGTATCCCCTCAGATCTACCAGGCTGCTCTCCTGCCTCTCCCAGTCCTCCACCATTAGGCATTGAGAAAAAAGTGGGAGCAGAGATGACTCCACCCTTTGCAAATTTTTGCCTCTTGATGGTGGCAATCTGTAGAGCTCCAGCTGCCCCCACTAAAGCAGCATTAATAAAATTTAGTGGTGGTGGAGCATCCAGTGCTTTGATTACGGCTACTGCAGTATTTGCAGTGGCTTGAGCAATTCTGATGGCCTGACCTCTCCTGGCTGCTCTTTTCTCATCCTGGACTGCTTTCTCTCTGAGAGTGTCTTTTGTCCTGGCAAATCTTGTCTCAGCCTCAGCAGTCAGTCTGAGTCCCTGCTCAGTGAGCTCTCCTCCTACTGAGTTTCTCCTCTTGATTGATGCAATCTCATTCTCAAATATTGTATTTTCATTGTCTAGATGGTGCTCTAGTTTCTGATCAATCTGCTGCTTTTCCATATTGAATAGAGCATCAGCCACTTTCCCCATATTATTAAATAATTCTTGAGCCTTGCCCAGCTTGTGCTGCAATTCATCATCTGCAATCTTTTTTCTTTTCTCTGCCTCCAGTTTGTCCAGCTCAGTTTTTGATGCACCAGCGGCCTCCCATGCTTCAAGGTCCTCCTCTAGTAATTTTCTCCTGAGTTCAAACTCCTCAGTGGTCAATGCTTTGAATAGTTCTGAGAATTCCTTGATATCTTGCTTTTTCTTCTCCTCAGCCTTTTGGAATTCAGATGCAGTCTGGATCTTTTTGACCATCTGATCTGCCTCAGTCTGAGCAGCTGTCACAGCTGCAGCATGAGCCTTGGCCTCAGCCTCCTCTACATCTTTGATCTTTTTCTTGAGTTCCTCCTGCTTGGCCAGCAGATCCTTGTATCCTGTGGAGAGACCTTTGACTTTGTCCCACCAGCGAGCAAAGCTAGTATCCACTCTGTCCACCCAGGCCACATCCTCCTTGGCAGTCCTGAGCTCATCATTGACAGCCTCAAGCTCTCTCTCCAGTGCCTGGATGGGAGAGTCCTCCATGAGACCACTCCATCTGAGAAAGTTATTGATCCAGGCAATAATGGCAGGGAGTCCATCAGTGAGATTCTTTGTGAGTGTGGTGATCTGTGGAGCCAGTGTGAGGACTGCTGTGGTCAGCTGAGTGCTGATCACTCTGCCCATAATTGTGAATTGATCCTTGGCAGCCTCTGCTCCCCTGAGCAGATCCTCATCAATGATGATGCCCAGCTTGTGAGCTTGGACTCTATACTCATCTAGTCCAATAGATCCCTTCCTGAGCATATTGACTAGTGCTGCTCCCTCTGAATCAAAGGCCTTGAAAGAGATCCTCAGCTGCTCCTGCTCTGATTCAGCATTCATGATCACATCAGCTAGATCATCCAGGATATCTGTGGATTGTCTGGTCTGACCATTGGCATCCCTGACAGCTATGCCATAAAAGTCCAGAGTCCCTCTGAGCTCACCCACTCCCTGAGCTGCCTCAGCTGCTCTCCGGACAAATCTCTGCATCCCCATGTCCAGAGCAGACTGCTCTACTCCAGCCAGCTGTGCTGCAAATCTATATTCCTGGAGTGCATCAGTAGAGATCCCAATCTTGTCAGCCACTTTGACTGTCTTATCAGCAATATCAATAGATCTCTTGATCAGCAGACCCAGAGCACCTGGTCCAGCTACTGCCAGGACTCCAGCCTTGAGGCCTCCCAATGATTTGGTGAATGATTTGCCTGATTTGCTGGCCAGGTCAAATCCTTTTTTGATTCCTGATGAGGATGTCTTTGCAGAGGATCTGGCCTTTGCCATATCTGCTGCAAATCTGGCTGAGCTCGCTGCCAGGGATACGAATAGACCACCTACTTTTTGAGCCATTAGTCTTTGTCCTCTTTTCGTAGATCTGAGCCACCATATGCAGCTGTGAGCATTTCAGCAATCCGGATCATATCTGATGGCTTTTGTGGTTCTTTTTTTACCAGATTCATCTTGCTCATCAGTGTGTCCCAGTTTGGCATTTTTTTGGCTCTGGTCCAGTTTGCTATGTGGTAAGCTGACCAGACCTGATTCATTCTATCTCTTTTTAGATCCTCACTGAATCCCTCTACTTTTGCCTGCAGCCAGATCTTTGTCTGATATGGAGTGAGTCTCCTGAATTCTCCAGGAGACATCCCATATCTATAGCATCTCAGCTGGGCTGATTCCACCAGTCCCAGAGGATTCTTTTCAGGAATCTCCGGACTGGCCTCTTGGGGTCCAGGCTGGGATCTCCCATGGTTGTCCCATACCAGGCCACTGTCATGGCCTGCTGGATTCCCTGAGCCACTGGGATGATGGGAGGAGACATTTTCATGATCAATCCAGGTGGGAATTTTCCTGGGTGGTGGAGCTCTAGTCCAATGGATAAGACTTTGGCCAGTACCTCAAGATTGGGAGTGAGGCCTGCATCTGTGATCTGAGAGTCAAAATCCTCTCCCAGCTCAGAGACCAGCATCATCACTGCATCCCAATCATAGCACAAAGTCAAAGACTGATCCATCAGCTTGAGATCAATATTCCCTGTGAATTGATTATTCATTAGGCCAGCGTTGGCTCGCCACTGATTTTCAGAGTGACTGATGCAGTCATCCGGTCCTCAATTGGCACTGTGGGCTCAAAGCTAGTGATCAGACATGGAAAGCTCCATTCAGTCCCAGCAGTATTTGGAAAGACCATCTCAAAATTGACAGCAGCTCTCCCCACCATTTTTGAGATCAGTCCAGTGGTCTCATCCTGGGTCCCATCAGATGGGAGAAAAGCCAGATCCACTGACAGCTCACCAGCATCCAGCAGTCCTGCAATATATGTTTTCCAGGCATTTGTTGAGGTGGCATGAGTAGTGTCCACTGCCTCCATTGATAGCCCAGGTCCACTGATTCCAAGTACCTCAGCCAGTGCTGTGAATACCTCTGGAGTGGCAGCATTGCCCATCTTTAATAGTACACCATATCCAATATCAGCCATGATTCTCTCCTTTGTTTTTTATCATGATTTATACTTTGTATTTCATATCGTATTCCAGGAGTCTCCTGTGATTCTCAGTCTCTGAATCATAGAGATCTTTCCGATTTTTCAGGAATGATCCCTGGATAGTTTCTGCTCCAGCTGCTCCCTTGAATCCACTCAGGAGAGCATTGACAATATTGCCCAGTGCAATTGATGCATCCAGTGTGGCTGCATAGCAATCAATCTGGAATCTGACAGGGATGAGATCCAATGCTCCAGTGGCAGAATACTCATCCTCTCCAGTGATATTAGTGATCACAATTGCTGGCACTGTGGGCTTTTGTGGCAGCTGGACTCCATAGATCCTCAGTCCAGTGACATCAGTGATGGCAGTAGTGGCCTCCATTAGTGTGACAAGTCCTGCCTCAATCATATTCCTAGAGCCTTTTTGCCAGCTTTGGAGAGCTTGCCACTATAGGTCTGCTTGAGCAGTCGCTTGGCATATCTCTCAATTGTGATGAATGTATCACCTATAAAATTTGCTCTGACTTTCTCTTTGGTCCGGTCCCAGCCAGTCCTCATGAATGGAGTGGCCTTGACTCCCTTGGATGTCTTGATGGGATGAGCCAGTCCTGGACCACTCATCACACTGGGATCATGAGCCTGCAGCTCAATCACTTTCCCCTTTGGTCCATAGACTCCAGTCCCATACTCCCAGAGATATGCCCACCAGTGATCTGGATCTGGTCCTATTGATAGTGCTGGGACTTTAGTGCTGGGGATGACTCTGATCTTGATTGATGAGGCCATGCTTTCAGAGATCCCTCTGGCTCCAGCTTGAATGGCTTTGAGTGCTGGCTTTCCAGATCTCCTGAGTCCACTTTTGAGCTGAGCTCTCCCCACTGATTTAGGCATTGAGTCAAAGACTCTCATGAGTTCCTTGCCTCCCTCAGTATCAAATTGAAAATAGGAATCATTCTTTCCCATCAGGCCACATTCCTCTTGGCTCTGATCATGGTGGCCACTCCTCTCCGGACTGGAGAGACATACTCAATATCATAGACATCCCCATCATAGAGGATTCTGTGGAGTGGAGTGATGTCAGATCTGGATCTGACTTTAAAATTTGTCATGTCCTGAGCTAGTTCCTGCTGATCATTCTCTTTCTCAGATCCTGTCAGTGGGATGACTTGAGCCCAGACTGTGGCCAGCTCACTCCAGCTGGCAATCATGTCTCCTGCTCCTGACTTTGTGGGAGTATTCACCTGGATCTCAATCCTGGCATCTAGATCACCTATTCTCACACTACCTCCATGATATCTACATGAGGGAAAGAATCCAGAGCAGAGTCTGGAGTGGCATTGAATACTTTTATCTCTAAGGCCTCCAGTGGCTCCAGGAGGCTGTCAAATGATTTCAGCATGTGCTCATATCTATCAGGGATTGATCTTGCTGGTGAGTATCCTGGGAATGAGTTCTGACCATCCACTGACTGCATATCATATCCCAGGAGGACTATTCTCTTGGCTCCCAGGTGGACTGCTAAATTGATTGCAGCATATCCAGAATTATTTCCATGTCTGAGAGCAGTCCGGTCATCTTCAAGTCCCAGCTCTCCAGTGCATTGCATGAATCTGACCTTGGCTGGATCTACTTTGTGATATTGATAGAATTGCTTGTCATTCTCAGTATCCCAGGCCAGGCCTATTCTCACTCCACAATATTCAGGGAGCTCATCAGCATAGTGTCTCCAGAATGCAGCATCAGTGGCATAGAGCACATCTGCCCAGGGAGCCATCAGATAGGATGCATTCACAGCAATCACTCTGGCATTGCCTTGGATGTGATTGATCTGCTTTTCAGATAGACTAGGTCCACATCCCAGGATGACAAAAGTATCCTCTGTCCAGATGGGAGGGACTGAATAGAGCTTGATGGAATCCCTTGTCAGCATGTAGTGACCTGATGTGATGCCTTGAGCCAGGAGTAGGCCTTTGGGACTGTGCTGGTGATAGTTCCAATGACTACATCCTCTCTATTCTCATACCAGTGTCCTATCAGCATGAGCATGGCTCTGATGAGATCCTTTGGGACATCTGTCCCAGCATCCCCATATCCAGCCACATATCTGATCTTGACTGCTCCGGTCACTGCTATGGCCACAGGATATGAGTATCCATAGGCTGGAGTGATCCTGGCAGGCTTTGAGGCTAAGTCCATCCGATATTCAGAGGAGTCCCAGGTGATATCCACTCCATCAGAATCCACATAGATGATGCTGGTGATAGACTGCAGCAGTGGTCTCTTGAGTTTGATTGGACTGCCATCCATAGGAAAGCAATCCAGACCCATCTCCAAGGTCTGAGTGATGATGGCCAGGCCAGCATCTATCTCCAGCCTCTGCCTGGCAGCAGTGATCAGAGCTGTGATATAGTCATCATCAGCAGTGACATCTACTTTCAGATGAGCCTTGGCCTCCACTAGAGATATAGGCTCCACACTGGGAGCCTCGATCTCGATCAGACTAAAGTGACTCATCTATTTCCCAGGAGGAGGAGTAGACTTTGCTGCTGGTTTGGCAGCTGGTTTGGCAGCTGGAGCCTCAGCTGTCTCAGGTGCTTTGGGAGCTGCTGCAGTTTCCAGCTTGGAGACATCATCTTTGGCCTGGACCAAATTCTTTTTCCGGTCATCCAGATCTGATTCCTCAGACTTGACTGACACTAGACCCTCAGCCAGATCTTTCTTTCTGGATTCCAGATCTGACTCCTGCTCCTCAATGGACTTGAGTCCCTCAGAGATCTCCTCTTTCCTGGAGTCCAGTGCTGCCTCCTGGATCTTGAGCTCATCATCCTTTTTCTGGATCTCAGCTGCTCTGGCCAGAGATGCTGAGTCATCAGCCTCTTGAGCTTTTTTGTCCAGCTTTGCCTGAGCCTCTGGGCTGATATACTTTTTGGCATACTTTCCCTCAATGAGCTGCTCAGCTTCCACATGAGAGCATTGATCTGGGACATTGAGGACCTTGCCTGCATTCCACGTTTTCTGTGGTCCTGCCAGCAGTGTCATCATAATTATTTGATATTTAGATTTTGCCATGAATCACTCCATCACTATGGTGAATGTTCCTGATTTAGTGTCACCAGCTTGAGCAATGAGGACTTTCACCCTATCCTCTGCTGCATTGATATGATTGACCATAGATCCCCCACCTGGCACAGTGGCAAGTCCATTGCCATCCTCATCATGGATGAGCTGCCTGGGAGCTTTGGTCTTTGATGCTGTGACAT